TTATCTTTAAAAAAGATATAAATTCTTTTATAAAGACATATGAACCTTACAAATTATTATTGGTATTTTAAATCAGCAATTCCTGAAAGGATCTGTGATGAAGTAATTAAATATGGTTTATCTCACCAAGATAAATTAGCACGAACAGGTAATTTTACTAATAAGGAATTAACTGAAGATGAAATTAAAAATTTAAAAAGAAAAAGACATTCTGACATAGTTTGGTTAAAGGATACTTGGATTTATAAAGAACTAAATCCCTATGTTCATATGGCAAATAAAAAGGCGGGTTGGAATTTTCAATGGGATTGGTCAGAAGAATGTCAATTTACTAAATATAAATTAAATCAATATTATGATTGGCATTGTGATAGTTGGGATAAACCTTATGAAAAAGAAGGACCTGATCACGGTAAAATTCGAAAACTATCTATGACTTGCCAATTAACAGATGGATCAGAATATGAAGGCGGAGAGCTAGAATTTGATTTTAAAAACTATCCCCCTCATATGCGTGATGAAGCAAAACATAAAATACAATGTAAAGAAATATTGCCTAAAGGTTCTATTGTTGTGTTTCCTTCACACCTATGGCATAGAGTTAAACCGGTAACGAAAGGAAGGAGATATAGTCTAGTTTCTTGGTATCTAGGTTATCCATTTAAATAATGTTGTTTCCAACTTATACAGTAGATAATTTTTTTGATGATCCTTATAAAGTAGTTAAGTTTGCATCGGGTTTAGATTATAAAAAAGATCCCGAGGGCATATGGCCAGGAAAACGCACAAAGAGTATATTTCATATTGACAAAGACTTTTTTCAATTTGCAACGACTAAAATAATGCGTCTTATATATCCTGACACCTATAATCAGTTATTTTGGGTGGCATCCCTATTTTTTCAACTTGTTGATTATGGGGAAGATGTTAAAGAAGGATGGATTCATAAAGATACAACTACTCAACTATCTTCTGTAATATATTTATCACAGCATAAAGGATGTGGGACTTCTATTTATAAACCAAAATTTTTTCATAGATCCATAGATGTAGAAGCTAATAAAATCAGAACAGATTATTTTCTCAATAATAAAAAATTTGATAAAAAATTTTATAATGCTTTACAGAAAAATAATTCAAGATTTGAAAAAAGTTTACAGATCGACAGTTGTTTTAATAGATTAGTTCTTTATGATGGACATCAATGGCATTCAGGGGATGGTTTTTTTGATAAAGATGTCTCAGAGGGTAGATTGACTTTAGTATCTTTTATCCATCAAATTTATAGACGGGATACAGAGCAAGTAAAATTTCCCGTACCAGAAATGAAACGGACGATAGGATAACATGGAAAAACATAATTATTTTTCTACACCTATTTGGGCAGAACACAGACCAGAATATATAAAAAGTCTTAATAAGGCTTCCAATAAATATATTATTGAAGCAAAGAAAAGAAATAAAGATTATATAAAATATTATGGTGACTTTGNAACGAGCTATCATTCAACAACCTTATTACAGGATAATAATTTTNTAGATTTTAGAGANTATATTGGCAATAAGTCTTGGGAGTTTTTAGATAATATGGGATATGATATGCATAAATACACAACATTGTTTTCTGAAATGTGGGTGCAAGAGTTTGCTAAAAAAGGAGGAGGACATCATTCACCTCATGTACATTGGAACCAACATGTGTCAGGTTTTTATTTTTTAAAATGTGGACCAGANACTTCTATGCCTGTTTTTCATGANCCTAAAACAGGAGCACGAGCAACTAAATTACATATGAAACCAGATCTTAAAGGTATTTGGCCAGGGCATGATCTAGTTCATTATAGACCTCAACCTGGCACTTTAATTATATTTCCAGGTTATATGGAGCATGAGTACAGTGTAGATTATGGTAAAACACCTTTTAGATTTATCCATTGGAATATACAAGCAGTTCCAAAACAAATGGCTANAGATGTTTAAGATAACACATACCTCNTTTGTTCAAGATATATTTTATGCAAATTTAAATATAGATAAAAAATTATTTAACAAAATAAAAAGATATTCAGTGAAGAGATATAATGATTTAAACACAACTTTTTATGAAGCTTTACCAGAAGATTTAAGAAATGAAATACAAAATTATTTACACATGTACGTTACCGAAGTAGGAAAACTTTTGGATAAGAAAAAACATATTTTTAAAGAAGTATGGATTCAAAAATATGGAATAGCAGATTACCATAACATTCATGTACACGAGATTAAAAAGAGTGCTTATTCTTTTGTTCTGTATATTGATGGAGGTCNTAACTCAGGAGCCACTAGATTNTACAATTTAGGTTATCCCTATGTTTATTATGATCGCTATCTTGATTCAAAACCGGTACCTGGAAAATGTGTAATATTTTTTGGTGCATTGCCACATGAATCTGTTCCAGCGAGAGATAATAAAAAACTAATTGTAAGTGGAAATATTGAATACTCATGAGTTTTAAAAGTAAAAAATATACAATTGTTCGTCAAGCTATATCAAAAGATTTAGCTGAATTCTTTACTAATTATTTTAAAATAAAAAAACAAGTTTATATTACTATGCTAAGGCAGCGGTATCTTTCTCCTTTTGAAAGAATGATGGGAACTTTTGAAGGAGAAAATGGACAGATTCCTCATACTTATTCACACTATAGTGACATTGCTATGGAAACATTAATGTTAAAATGTCAACCAGCAATGGAAAAGGTAACGGGATTAAAACTATATCCAGCTTCTACCTATGTAAGAATGTATAAAAAAGGAGATGTCTTACATCGACACAAAGATAGGTTTAGTTGTGAAATATCAACCACAATTAATCTGGGAGGGGATTCTTGGCCTATTTATGTAGATCCTACTGGAAGTAACAATATTTTATCAGGCCGTATGGTAACAACAATAGTAAAACCCAATGCTCCAAAAGGCATAAAAGTAGATCTTAAACCAGGAGATATGTTGGTTTATAGTGGCTGTGAGCTAGAACACTGGAGAGAGAAATTCAAAGGCAAAGAATGTATTCAAGTATTTCTTCACTATAATAATAGAAAAACACCGGGAGCTAAAGAGAATATGTTTGATACGCGTCCACATCTAGGCTTACCTCCTTGGTTTAAAAAGAACAAGTGAAAATTATTTTTTTATGTGGCATACCTAGAGCTGGTAATACTTTGTTTAGTTCGATTATTAATCAAAATAAAAATATAAAAGTTACCGCTAATTCTATACTTCCAGAGATTTTATATTATTTATGTGGATTAAAAAACAAGGATGTATTTCAAAATTTTCCCGATCACCAATCTTTAAACAATGTGATTGAAACAATTATAGGGAGTTATTATAAAGATTGGNAGGCAGAAGTAATCATAGACAGAGCGCCTTGGGGCACACCCGATAACTTAAATATAATAAAACAATTAATTAAAAAACCAAAATTTATTATATTAATAAGACCAGTTATTGAATGTATTGCATCTTTTGCAAAATTACAGATTGATAATGGTATTTATACTAAAGAAAATATTCACTTATATGTTGAAGAATTAATGAGCACAGAGGGTATAACTGGAAAAAACATATGGAGTATTAAAAATTTAATTAAAGAAAAAGAAGATTATAAAATATTTTCCTATGATGATTTAGTTAATAACACGGATAGGTTCTTAAAAGATTTAAGTGCCTTTATAGGATTTAAAATAAAACATTATAATGAGTTAAAGCAGTTTAATGTTAATGATGTATACTATCAGGATGGGATTGAAAATCTCCACAAAATAAGAATCGATCAAATTAAACGTCAAAAATATGATATACGTGATTATTTACCAGAAGATATAATAGAAAAATATTCCGACTATGAAATAATATGACGTTGATTTCTGGGCATAATTTAGTAAAGTAGCTTTAAAATAGGAATAATATGCTTCAGAAGATAGGATTTTTACCAGGATTTAATAAACAAAAAACGCCCACAGGAGCAGAAGCTCAATGGACGGGTGGGGAAAATGTTCGTTTTAGATATGGTACACCTGAAAAAATAGGGGGTTGGTCCTCACTCGGAGACAAGAAATTAACAGGTCCTACGCGAGCTCTTCATCATATGGTTAATAAAGAAGGTATTAAATATGCCCTCTTGGGTACTAATAGAATTTTATATGTTTATTCAGGGGGAGTTTATTATGATATCCATCCTTTAACTAATCCATCAGGCACAGCAATTACCAGTGCATTTACTACTACTAATGGAGACACAACTGTTACAATAACTTTTAGTTCCGCTCATGGTATGGTTGCTGGAGATATAATTTTATTTGGGGCTGCTTCTACTTTTTCTTCAATCACTGATTCTGTTTTTGATGATAATACTTTTTGTGAAAAAAAATTTATGGTGTTATCTGCACCTACTAATACAACTATTACTATTAATGCGGGAGCTACTGAAACTGACTCAGGAGCCACAACTTCTGGAGGAATAACTTATTATAGATACTACCACGTTGGTCCGGCTGATCAAGTTGGAGTTTACGGCTGGGGTATATCTCAGTTTGGTGGAACAGTTACCAATCCTCAAACAAACACTTTAGATGGAGCTTTAGGAGACAATGTTTATGGAACTGGAGGATCAGGAACGAGTATTACTTTAGATTCAGTAACTGGATTTCCAACAACAGGAACGAATTATATTTTAGTTGGCACGGAAGAAATTTCTTATACTGGAGTTTCAGGAAGTGATCTAACAGGAATAAGCAGAGCTGCTCGAGGAACAACAAGAGCCGCCCACTCTGATGGAGCCACGGTTACTAATTATAGTGACTATGCTGCATGGGGCCAAGCAGCAGCTTCAACTGATAAAGTTGCTGAACCAGGTTTATGGTCATTAGATAATTTAGGTACTACGGCTATTGCTTTAATTTGTAATGGAGCTGTATTTGAATGGGATGCAGATGCATCCAATGCAACAGCCACACGAGCAACCATCATATCGGGAGCACCCACAGCTTCTAGAGATATGATTGTATCAACCCCTGATCGTCACTTAGTTTTATTTGGAACAGAAACAACAATTGGAACAACATCAACACAAGATGATATGTTTATAAGATTCTCTTCTCAGGAGGATATCAACACTTGGGCACCTACTGCAATCAATAGCGCTGGCACACAAAGANTGGCTGCCGGCTCACGGATCATGGGAGCTAAGTTAGGGAGAAATACAATTTACGTATGGACAGATACCTCATTATTTACCATGCGTTTTGTAGGTCAGCCCTTTACTTTTGCCTATGAGCAAGTAGGGACCAATTGTGGATTGATTGGAAAAAATGCATCGATTGAGGTTGATGGTGCTGCGTACTGGATGTCTGAAAATGGTTTCTTTAGATTTACAGGTAAGCTAGAATCCTTAGACTGTTTAGTAGAAGACTATGTTTATGATGATTTAAATAAAACTTCTAATCAAATGATTTATTGTGGATTAAATAACTTGTTTGGGGAAGTATTGTGGTTCTATCCTACTTCAGATTCTAATGTTAATAATAGATGTGTCATATACAGTTATTTAGATTCAACAATCAATAGACCTATTTGGTACACAAATGCTAATTCTCTTTTTCCAAGAACGGCGTGGATCGACTCATCTATTTTTGGTTTACCTCATGCCGCTAATTATGATGCCGATACAGATACATCTTTTGATGTGACTGGAAACAGTGATGGAGTTACTTATTACTATGAGCATGAAACAGGAGTTAATCAAGTTCAAATAGGAACAACAGCAGCTATTCCTGCTAATATATTATCGGGAGATTTTGACATTACTCAAGATCAAAAACAGGGAATTACTTTTAGAGGAGATGGGGAATATATAATGAGAGTAAGTAGATTTTTGCCAGACTTTTTAACTCAGGCAGGGAATACTATTGTTGAATTAGACTTAAGAGATTTTCCAAATGACACAGCAGCTAGTTCATCACTAGGACCATTCACCATTACATCTTCTACCCAGTATAAATCTTGTAGAGCTAGAGGCAGAGCGGTTGCAGTGAAAATATCTAATACTGCAGTAGATTCTAATTGGAAATTAGGCACATTTAGGTTAGATGTACATGCAGGAGGAAGACGATAATGCCTTTCAAATCAGAGAAGCAAAGAAGATACCTATGGGCCAACGAACCAGAGATCGCAAGAGACTGGACGGATACTTATGGAAGTAGAGTTGAGGCAGCTCTTGGAGGAATTATGGCACTAGCTCAAGGTGGAAGGACTGGGTTTTTTACAGCAGGTCTGGCTGCAGGGGATAATATATCTCCGGGTACCAGTACAAGTGGTGGGTTAAGAAATAGTGCTCAGTCAGGTATTCTCGATAATAATCTTTTAACTACTAAAAATATTAACACTGCACAAAAAGGATTAGATATTTATACTCTTGGGAAGCTTATTAAAACAGGTACCTGGGATTATAATCCTCTCGCTCATCTAGCTAATATGTTTTTATCAAACCAAGCTAAAAGAAAAGGCTCAACTGAAGAAGAGACATGGCAAAAATAGTTCAATCATTAACCCGAGCTAGTGAAGACTACAGACAGGATGTCGCTCAGTCTTTGGTAAGAGATTTAGATGCTGTATTAGAAAAATTAAATACTACATTTCAAGAAGAATTAAAACAGGAGATAGAAGCTAGAAGCTTCTTTATGGAATAATGGCAGTTGTAAATCAATATAAATTCTACGGTGTAGATAATGATACAGGGGGAGCTGCACTCACAATGTTTGGTACAACAGATAGTGTTCAAAATCCTTTAGTCACTGAGACCTATATAATTAAATCTATTAAAGTAACATCTGCTTCAACACCTACAGTTACAGTATTAAACAACTCAATAACAGCTATTAAATCAGCAGCATTAACNGCTGATACTACTACTGAATTATTAACAGTTCCAATGGTGGTAGAAGGAGGTACTACTTTGACAGTTCAGGCNAGTAATGTAGCGTCATTTGATGTAGCTATTAGCTACCTAAACATTAAAAAGGAGATAACCACATAATGAAAACAATAGAACCCAAAGAAATAATAACCACTATTTCTAATCTTAAAACAGGAGAAAAATATAACACCGAGGAGGAATGGAAGGCTCAAGGCATTGATGAAAAGGACATTCGAAGGGATGTAAAAGTTATAATGCCAGCCCTTGATTTGTTCGCAAAAACAAAGTAAAGTATAAGATCAGGAAATATACCCTGCTTCAACATTAAAATAAGACAAAATTATGGCAATAACAGATATACAAATATCAGATACATTAGAAACAGGAGCACCTTCTATAAAATATGAAGGTAATGAGGGACCTCAAGACCCTAGACAAGAGCAAATGGTAGCTCAACTAAAAGAAGAATACATGAAATATGTATTTGAAATGCAAGAACAAGGATTAGAACCAATGTCTTTCCAACAGTTTATAGAACAAGTTATGGCGGAAGGCCAAATGAGTTCTGCACAACCTATGCCTAATAGACAGATGGCAGCTTATGGTGGAATCATGGACCTTAATTCAGGAAGAAGAGCTTATGGTTTAGGAAGTGTATTTAAAAAAATTACACGACCGATTAAAAAATTTGCTAAAAGTGATTTAGGTAAAGCAGCGTTAACTGCGGCTGCAGTGTACGGTTTAGGAGGTGGATTTGGAGGACCAGGTAACTGGGGACTTAATAAAGGATTTAGCTTCGGCAAGATGATTCCTAATTTAAAATCAATGGCAGTTGGAAAACCTGCAAGTTGGACAAAACCTGCAAGCACTCATGCTGTAGATATAATGAGAGGAGGAACAAATTATATTCCAGGAACAAAAGGAATCATAGGAGCAGCTGGAGAACTCTCTCCATTAAAAGCATTAGGTTATGCATCAGCACTCCCATTAGCAGGAGTAGGAATGGGTGAACAAGAAAGTCTTGATCTTGGTTTAAATATTCCCGACAGTCAAAAATTTGATGTTGATTTTTCTCAGATGAGAAAAGATATTGGGGATGCGGTGACATCAGGAGTTAAAGAAAATTTTGATGAAGTATTAACTAAATATGGTTTAATAGAAGGTGTAAACATTAATAGATGGGAAGACATAAGAACTGGATCCGCTGAAGGTGGAAGAGCAGGATTCTATGAAGGTGGTTTATCTATTCCATCAGAAAACACAATGGAAGATGCTAGAAAAACAGCTATGCAAGATAGACTAGGAGGCATAACAGAGATTATGAAACAAGCAGATTTATATCGTCAAGGAGACGTCGGTCAAATGTATATGGCTGAAGGTGG